TCCGCTCCTGGCCGCGACGGTTGTATTTACTTCCGGTGACCTGCCGGCCAGACTCGGCGCTGACCGACTGACGGTACTGCTCGTTCATCGCTTTGCGGCCCGTCCCGCTGGGGAGCTTGCCGCCACGCTCCGCGAACGGGTTACCCTTGTCGGAAGGACGCGGCTTGTAAGCACGGACCATCTTCTCACCGCTCGAAGAGGTGCTTTCATGCATCAGCTTGAAACCCTTGGGCGGCATGTTCTTCCTAGCGAACGACTCGCTCGCCGTCTTGTTGCCATCTTTCCACCATTTGAACTTCGGGTCGTCTTCGCTACGGCCCTTTTTGGCGTACTTCTTGGCGACAGACTTCTCAAGGTCTTTCTCGTACATTCCGCTGGGCATGATGTCCCCTTATTTGAAGAGGGCGGGGAGCCGTTTCCGCAGTTCGGCCCAACTGTCCCCACACACTTTGATTTTGACGGTGATCTTGCTGTACTCGTCTTCGGATTCGGGCTCTTCACCCATTTTCTCGGCGAGGTCCTCTTCCATCTTTTTGGCGTAGTCGCCAGGCATGTCAGTTTCCGACGACGAGGAGCGGGATCACAACCGCGGAGAGGTTACGGCCGGTGGACGACTGCTGCGGCGCGGCGGTCGCACTGTTCGTGTCCGGGGTGGAAGAAACCCACACTTTGAGCAGCCAGGTGCTGTCCGTCGATTTGACCGGCTCGATGATGTACCCTTCGGCGTGCGAAGGCCAGATCGCTTTGATGGTGCGGAGCCCGAGCTGGTCGGCGGTGATCTCCTCGCCGCCGGCAGCGTACGACGAGTCGAGAGTGATCTCGGTGTAAACCTGAGTGAACCGGCCCCGGTAGAGGATCTCGGTGTTGGCGTAGGAGGCAGGCATGTGCGTGTCCTTTGTCCGTAGAGGTGGAGGGTAGGGGGATTACCCCTACCCTCGTCCCTCTGTGCCTTTTAGGCGTGGCTGATGTCGGTGAGCTTGCCGTGGGCGTTGCGCTGGTCGGTGGCGACCTCCATGTACTTGAAGAGGACCGCCTCGTAGGCGTCGACGCCGCTCACCCGGTTCAGGACAGCACCGTCCTCCTGCATGAACTCCCAATCCGACGCCATGAACTCCATGAGGTGGTCGGTGTTGACGAAGAACATGCTGTTGGCGGGGCAGTCACGGTCGGTGACGACAGGGATCTCCTGGCCTCCACCGCCGATGAACGGGATACCAGCCGAGTAGCCACCCTTCAAGCTGACGGTGTTGTTGAACCGCTTCAGCCCGAGGAGCAGGTTGGCGTACGCTCGGAACACGCCGTGGTGGCAGACAGCCAGGTTCGGCCAGGTGCCGGACTGGATGTTGATGTCCTGCACGACCTGCGCCATCAGCGTCTCGCTGATCTGCCGGTTCGTGCCGCTGTTCCCGAACTCGGACGACTTCCACACCGGGTAAGTCGCCGGGTCCACGTTGAACAGCGAACCGGACGAATCAACGATGCTCTGAAGGCCAGTGACCTCTTTCTGCGAGGCACCCGAACCGCCGTTACCGGAACGGAAAATGTACGTCCCGAACGTGGTCGTGACCGCAGCCGAAAGCGTCACCTTGTAGTAGCCGTCAGTGCCGGCGGTACCCGAAGCGGAGGTGGACACAATCTCATTCGCCGAGGTGGTACCGGTCGGCGAAGCGACCGTACCGATGTCGATGAGCGTCCCAACCTCGAGCTGACGGAACTGAACGTCCGACACGCTCGACTTCAGGTTGATGACCGTGCTGTTGGTGGTCTGCGCCAGCTCGGCGATAGCCCCGTCGCTGGTGCCCCACACCTGACGGTTCAGGTCACGCTTCAGGTCGTTGACGACACGCTTCGTCTCCGAGTCGAGGGCACGCTCGAACGCGCCCTTGTCGGTGTCAGCGGCGCGCATCAGCGGCCCGGTGAGCTGGATCCGGCCGTAGTGGTACTTGAGGCTGACCCGCTCCTCGGCGTAACCCTGGTTACCGGCGGTGGGGAGAGTGCCACCCTCGGCGCGGGAACCGATCCCGCTGTTCCGGGTCACATGAAGCGAAAGGACCGCACGGCGACCGTCGGTGTCTTTCGTGTTCTTCTCGACGTAGGTCAGGATCGGAATGTCGTTGTTGATCTGCTCGCGGACAGCCGGCTGATAATCCTCTTTGAGGGCGGCGTCGGCAGTGGTTTTGGTAGCGCCCATGATGACTCCTTAGTCGTGATGAGGGCAGATAGGGGAATGTGCCGCTGCATCGAGCAACCAGGCTCTTGCATCGTGTGGGACGCTGATGGCACCAGGCCGTGCGTCGAAAATTGTGGTGCGAAATTATGGGTGTGAACGTCGGGATCTACCCGACATTCGGATTATAACAGGTCGGTTAGCCGAATTCACGGACGAGACGGTCGTGGAGCGCCTGTCGTGCCTCGGCGAGAGTGCGGGGCGGCTGACCGAGGTTCGGGGCGGCACCGTTCGACTGGGGGGTACGCGGACCGGAAGCCTGCTGCTGCTTCTCCGAAATGTACGAATCGATGATCTGCTGCCGGTATGCCTTCACCTGCTGGTCGGCAGATGCGAGAAGATCAGAATGCTCGTCAGGGTCCAGATCGTTCGCGAACTTGAGGAGAAGGATGTAATCCTCGCTGCCCTGCTGGTAGCCCATCTGCTCGGCTCGCTGCTGGATCCCCTGGACCGCCTCGACCTGAGCGCGATGAGCGGACTCCTGCTGGTACAGAAATTCGGCCTCCTGCCGGGCCAACGTACGGAAATAGTCCTCATCGAACTGGAAACCCTCATCGGGCTCCTCGTCGTAGCCGCCGTCGTCGTCGCCGGCGAACAGCTCCTCAAGGATCTGGATGGCGTCCGGGTCGCCCTGCTCGGCGGCACGCGACAACTGGAGGTACTGGCCGAGAGCGTCACGCTCCTCCTCGGTGTACCCATCGAAGTACGATTCGACCTCGCGGAGACGGGTGCGGTAACCGGCCGCTTCGCGGCGCAGCTCCTCGACGTAGGCCCGGTCGAACGTGTCGGGCTCGGACTGACTGGCTGCCGGCGCCGGATCCGGGGTCATGTCCGGGGTGGCGGCAGGCTCCAAACCCTGGAACGGCTCATCCGGGGTGCTGTCAATCAGGTTCGTCACTCGTCATGCTCCTTGGTTGTGTGCCGCCGGACGGCAGCGTCATATTCGCGTTCTCCGAGGAGAACATTTTTGCTGTGATCGAAGATAATGCCTGTGTGTGCAAGGATCTTATAGCCTGCGGCGCGTACCCGACGGCAGAACGATAGGTCTTCGCCGAACTGGTCGGCGTCCCACACAGTCTTTTGGAGATATGCGGCCTGCTCTGCGGGCGGGATATCGGCCAGGCTGGTGGCGATCAGATCCCAGTCGAGGATCGGGATGTGGTGAAACGGGTTGATTTTCTCGGCGCGGAACACTTCGAGGACTTTACGGTGGACGATCATGTTGGAACAGCCGGCCCCACCGATCTCGATCAGACTGTTTTTCGGGTAGACGGTCAACTGGACGTTCTCGCCGGGGTGGCGGCCATCAGCCCAAATGTTCGGGTAGAGGACATCTGCCCGCTCATCTTTACTGATGTAGGTGATCCCGCACAGAATGCCGATATCGGGGCGTTCCGCAGTCAACCGGGCGAACAGATCAATCAGCGTGAAAACCACCTCAGGGTCGCAATGCTGGTCGCTGTCCAACATGAGGAGAGCTTCCGAGTCGGTGTCATCGAGGAACGTGTTGACGAGCGTCCCCCGGCCGGCTGAGAGGAGCGGCCCCGACCGGATACACACATGATGGTCCAGTGTGTGATCCGGGGTGCTGGACTGCAACAATCCGACCATCGTGTGGAAAAACCAGGCGTCGATCTGCCCGCCGTGGACTACACCCACAGAAACATTCAACGGTTAAGCTCCTTCAGGGCCGAGCATGCCGCCCATCATTTCGGGACCTGGGGTCATGGGGGCGCCCGCCTCGGCAGGGTTACCGCCCATCTCTTGGCCCATCGTGACCTGCTGCGACTGGATGTCCTGCGGGTTCGCGCCTTCCGCGCCGAGCATCCCCGTACCAGGCATCTGGTCGGCGTTCGCAGCCTGCGCGAGCATCGGCGCCGTCTCGGTCCGCACCTGCTGCTTCGCGGCTTCTTCCGCAGCGAGGTTGCTGTGCGCCTGCACATGCTTGTCGATCAACTGTTGCATCTGCGGCTCGAGACGCTCGTAACGCGAGGAGAGACGAAACGCGTTGTGTTCCTCGATGTGGACCTGATGGTTGTCGAACGTGGCGGGAACCATCGGTTCGCCGAGCCCCATCTGATAGTTCTCCCGGCGGGCTTTCGACACGTTCGGGTCGATAGCCTCAATGAAACTGCTGTTCCCCGGGATGTCCACATAGGCGGAAAGCTGGCGGGGCGTCTGAATGATTTTCCGGTCTAGGAACGCCATCCCGCGCGCGAAACGGGCCGCTTCGTTCATCGGGGCGACCGCATCGTAGGGGACACGCGCGTTGGTTTGCCCGGCGAACGACTGGCCGTTCCATTTGAACTTTTCGGCGATATAACCAGGCTGTTCGATGCGCGCCTCACGCTGCTCCTCCACGGGGACTTTCATCTCGTAGGTTTGGAGGACCATCGTGGCGAGCTCACCGAACGAATCGGCGATTGTCTGTGCGAGTTTCCCGGTGGGGGTTTCGTCCTGCTCGGCGAGGATGGAGAGGCCGAGGCCGGATTCGACGTTGGTGGGGCTCGCTCCTCGGGACACATCGTGGATGCCGATGATGTGGTCCATCGCCCGGTTCAGTTCCTGCGGGGTGCGCTGCCACCAGTCGGGCATCGGCGGCGGCGACAACCACGACCATGCCTGGTCCCCGTCGTGGAAGATGAATTCGGCTGCCTCATCAGACCAGTTCTCAGCGTTGATCCGCTCCGAACTGTTGTTCTGGATGCGGGCGTTGCCAGCCTGCTTCAAATGTTCGAGGATGCTGGTCCACGAATGGTTCAGGGCAGTTTGGACAGGTACAGCGTCGGTGACGACTGTACGGCCAGCCCACCGGCCCTCGATCACAGTCTCACGGGCACACACCACGTTGAGACGATCTTTGAACGGGAACGGCCACGGGTGCGGCCCATCAACGATCTCGTTGCCGACAACTGTCGCGACGGTCCCTTCCCGGTTATCGACGTTGGGCCGCTCATAGTAGGTGAGGACAAGCGTCAAGTTGAGGGGAACCTGCCCGTTGCCTTGTTTCGCGAGGCGGGACTGCATCGGCGACAACGCCGAACTGGAATCCGACGGCGGTGTTTTCTTCAACCCGTACTGTTTCTTCACCTCGTCGGGTGGGATCACCTGAGCTTTGATCCACCAGCAGGCCCGCTCAATGTCACGGGTCCCTGGCTCGGTCGCAACTTCACTGATCGACAAACAAGTGACTTTGATGTCACCTTCGTTGAGGTTTCCGCCATCTTCGGTTTCGCCGAGGTACCGGCCGGCGGTCGTATCCCAATCGAGGCAGAGGAGCCCCGTCCCACCTTTCCAAGTCGTCAACGCGAGTTCCTCGCGGAGCCGCTCCCATTTCTGCTGTTTCGCGGTGCTGGTAATGACCCCTTGGGCCATCGCAGCGCCACGGGTGGTGAGATCATCAGGTGCGTCGGGGGTGACCTCGAAGACGAGGGGTCGTTTCAACAGTTTGGAGAAGATACGACGCGATTCGGGGCCGAGACGGGGGATCGTAACTCGTACTTTGCGGGGGTTGCGGGGCAGTTGGAGGATCTCCTGCCGGGTGTTATGCCGGTACACCCACTGTTCACCCTCGACGTACGCGGCGTTCTCCTGATAGATGAGCTGCTCGTTGCGGATGTTGCGGGTACCGTCGTCGTACTTTTTGCGGATCTTCGCGGCGGTGATCTTGTTGTCGTCAGGTTTCCCGGTCTGCTCTTCGATGAGGCTTGCCATCAGATACCAACCTGACCTTCAAAACCGTCGAGTGTCTCAATGGTGTCAGGGACACGGATCGGCGGTGGTGCAGCAGGAATGAATTCCTGGTTGAGGATACGCGCTTCGTTCGGATGACGGGCGATGATGGTGTTGATCAGATAGCGGCGTTCCCGCATATGGGACCATTCGATCCATCCGATGAATACCATCAGGGCGACAGCGATGATCGTCTCGATCATGTGAGAGCCTCCGCGAGACGGGCTTTCAAATCGTTCATTTCGGCGAGAGCTTTCTCGGCGTTTTCGGCCCGCTGCCGCCAATGCTTCAAGTTTTCACGGTCCGTGTAGTTCGGTTCGGTGTAGCCGATGAGGGTGGCGAGCTCGCGGGCGCAGGTTTCGCAGAGGACCGCTGCGACCTCCACGAACGCCGGCTGGCCTTCCATGTCGGTGGTGACATCACAGTAGAAACCGAGATCAACAAGTTTCTCGCCGCTGTCACGGAACTGGTCGAGGCGGCGAGGGGCACGGCAGGAGATGCATGCCCCCCCGGCGGGATGACTGGGCGGATATTCGGGGATCAACTGGAAAGCCATGTTGGTAAATGATACTCCTATGAGAGTGTGATGCTACGGGACCGTTGCCAAAGACGGTGCGCGCCGATGGTCGAAGAGGCAAAAATGGCGGCGGTGACAGTGCTGGTAACCGGTGGCCCTGATCCGACCGCTGTGATATCGAATGTGCCGGTCCCTGAGATGGTAGCGGAACCGAATGTTGTGCGGGTAACAGCCGGGATGAACGTGCCGGTACCGGAGATCGCCCCGATAATGAACGCTGTGCGGACCGCCGAAGCAGCAAAGGTGCCGGTACCGTCAATGGCCGCTGACCGTGAAGCGGTACGGACCGCTGTCGCCGCGAAAGTGCCCGTACCGGAAATGGTCGCATCACGGGACCGGGTCACATACGCCGATGCGCTAAATGTCCCTTCTCCGCTGATTGTGGCGGTACGCGACTGGGTGCGATATGTGGTGGCCGACAGGGTGCCAGTACCGTCAATGGTGGCGGTACGACTGTAAGTGATCGCAGCTCGGATTTCGACTGCGTGCATGAGCATCCGGTCGTTCGCCGCGGCGGCGGATGCGGTGACCGAGGTGTCGTTGTCGTTGCGGAACTCGAATGAGAGGCGGGTAGTGTCGCCGCCCATCGTTTGGGAGGCGTCAAGCCCGGAGACGAGCGCGAAGCCGGTCCCGGCGGTGTTGGTGAGCGTGCCGCCGGCGTTGTCGTAGGAGAGGAACCAGGCGCCGGTCGCATTGTCGGCAGAAGCGAATGCTGACAGGTTGACGGTGATTGTGTCGTTGATGGTTGATGCGACACCGGATTGGACCATCCCTTTGTCGGTTCCACGGCCAACATCGGAAAGTTCTACGATCCCCCAAATGGCACCGTCAGCGGTCTGCCCGGAAGAGACCGCACCGGTGAACGTGATCGCCCCGGCGGTACTTGTGGAATCCGCATAACCGGACCAGACGGCCATCGCCGGCTGGTTGGTTGCACCACCGACGTCGTTGCCGACACGATCCCATGTGATGTTGTTGCCGCTGACAGTTGGGACCGTCGCTGAAGAACCGAGGTCAAGAACCGCGAACGCGACTAGGTAAACTTTCCCTGCGGTTGGGGTCCACGACGCGGTCGTATAGTCGCGTGCGTCGGTATCGGTCCCGGTGACGTTGAGGGCCGACGCGGCCGAGACGGCCATTACGCCAAGGTGATCGTAAACGCGCTAATGGTCAGGGTGTCGCCGATGGCGACTGTCACCGACGAGCTGAGTGACCCTTTCCCCCAACAGTTACCGGCGGTTAGGTTGTCCCAAATGGACAGGTGGGTGATCGTCTCGGCGTTCCCAAGGTTCGTCCACGATGGGCTGTTGGAAAGGCTGACGACACCGCCGGATGCGGCCCCGAACTGGACTTCTACCCGGGTGGTGGTCGCAGCAGCGTTGCTGGTCCCAGCCTCGCCAGGGTCGCCGGTGTGGAGCTTCGCGTAAAGTGCTGCGGGGGCGGTGACGTTCGAACCGTTCCCACCGCCTCGGAGCGCATTCGCGAACGCGTTTTCTGCATGGTCTGAAAGGCCGCTCATCAGTCACCTCGTCGTAGAACATAGATGGTGGTTGTGACGGTCGCTACCGCGTAGACCCCTTCGTTGACGAGGTCGAGGGTGAGCGACTCGTTGATTTGGAGTGGGAACCCAGTTTGGGTGGTGACTCCATGTTCGCCGAGGTAGACGGTCCCCGGTCCTGGGTTGCGGATCAGACCGGACATCGGGTAGGCGACACTGTTGCCGTGGACGGCGATCACAATCGTGTTGGTGTCAGCCCCAATGTTCGGTCGCCGTGATTTCATTTGTTCAAATCCATTTTGAGACGGTCGGGGAGCTGCAAATTCATATGGAAGATTTTCTGTGCGTTGCGTTCCTCGCACCGCTGGTTCTCACGTTTGATGTCACGATAATGTTTGACGGCGAGTGTGACGGTGAGAACAGTGGCGGCGAGAAGCCACAGATAATCGAAGATTAGATCGGTCACGAATGGGTGGGGGTGCTGCTGCTGTTGGTGCGGAACACCTGGACGGTGAGTGTCGTCGTAGAGGTGATCCCGTACACGGATTCGCTACCGTCAATGACGAACGAAACATGCCCGTCGGATCCGATGTTGAAACCGGTGCTGGCAGTGACGGTCGAATCGCCGATATAAACGTTGCCGCTGCCCTGATGGTGGATAGCGATAGCCGGCCCACCGGGGAGGGTGACCATGTCGGCGAGGAGGACGGGACTGCCGGGGCCGACAGCTTTCCGGTATGCGATTGCCATGAGAGGGGACTCCTATCGGATGATGCCGAGGATCGGATGTTCGTGTAGTTTATTATGCCTGTCGAGTTGTTTCCAGCAGCGGTCTTCGATGCTGGGCGGCTCCCACGGTTTCTGGACGGGTTTCGTGAGGTTCATCCCTCGGAGGATTTGGGTGGCCGCATAGGCGAACGTGTCTACTTGGTCGTCGTGCGCGCCGGTCGGGAACAACAATAGTTCATGTTCCCAATCTGCGAGCCACGCCGCTTTTTTGGGGAAATAGACCCGATGGTTCTCTACGAGAAGTTCGGCGTCTTTGGCCCGGAAAACTTTGTCTTTGGAACGGTGTTTGAGGGGACGGACGAGGATCCCTTGCCGTTGGCTGTGAGCTAGGGTCATCGATCCTTGCATCGCTTCTTCGATACCGATGAAGGTGGGACGCCATTTCTCCCATAGTTGTTTGACGAGGTCGAGATGTTGGGCGCCTTCGATGCGGTCACGGTAAACGTGGGTGAGGATGAGCCGGGCGGGTTCGAGGTGGGGGGCTACGTCCCATACGGCGGCGACGGTGTAGTCGCTGGTTGTTTTGGCGGTGAGCGCCAAGTCCATTGTGATGAACCGCCAGCAGTCCCGCAGGTTGACGAGGAGGGTGCCGTCATCGTCGTGGAGCGCGAAGGTTTTCTGTTCGCCAGGGTGGGCGGTCCAATAACGGAAATCTTGCCGTTTGAACGATCCGCCCCCTTCGGGGGAGGGCCGCTGCTGGTACAACGCTGAGAAGGCGGTGGTGCCGACAGATTGGCGGATCGCGGCGAGGGCATTCTCGTCGTACCGTTCGGGGCAGAGTGCGGTGCCTGGGGTGCGGCCGAGCGGATCTTCGAGTTCGGCGAGGGCCGGCAGGTTGATGATGGTCCACGGGTCGTCGTCGTCTTGGTCGCGGAGGATCCGGCCGGTGAGGTCGTCTTCATGCCAGCGGGTTTGGATGATGATGACCGCCCCGCCAGGTTCGAGTCGGGTGCGGGCGGTGGTACGCCACCAGTCCCATTTCTGGTCGCGGATCGTCCCGGAGGCGGCTTCGGCAGCGTCTTTGACTGGGTCATCGATGATGAGAAGGTGGGCGCCACGGCCGGTGATCTGCCCGCCGACACCAGCGGTTTTCATACCGCCCCGATGCCCTTCAAGATCCCACCGGTCCGCAGCTTTGGATTGTTCGTTGATGCGGATATCGAGCTGGTCGGTGTGGGTTCGGACAAGGTCACGGACTTTGCGGCCCCATTCGGCGGCGAAATCGTCACCGTAGGAGCAGAGGATGATGCGCCGTTCCGGGTACCGGTTGAGATACCAGGCAGGAAAATATTTGGAGCACATTTCGGATTTGCCGTGCCGGGGTGGCATGGTGACGATAAGCCGGTTGATGCGCCCTTCGGCGATGTCCATGAGCCGTTCGTTCAACAACATCAGATGACGGTACGGCACCCATTTTTCGGCGTCTCGGCTGGAGATCGTCTGAGCGAACGCTGCGGGCGACTCGTAGATCGAGAGGCGTTGCAGCTCGTCGGTGATCGCTACAAGTTCGTCGTCGCTGATCTGCTCAACGGACGGTCCAAAGCTGTTGGAGTCGTTCGACATTGTCGTTTACATGTTCCCAACGTTTGGGGCCGGATTGGGATTCGTGATGTACCAGGGTACAGTCTGCCGTGTACCAAACTTGTTTCTGGTGGAGTGCGGCGCGGAGGCAAAGGTCTACGTCTTCGTACCCGTTGCGGAACCCGGTGTCGAACCCGCCGAGTTCACGGAACAGGTCGGTGCGGATCGCGAGGCAAGCTCCGGTGACAGCAGGGACAGGACCGGACGGCTGATCCCAGGTGCGGTTGTAGGCGGTGAGGATCCCGTCGGGCGCCTCGAAAAACACGCCGGAATGTTGGATTTGGCCGTCCGGGTAGATGAGCCGGCAACCAACAATCCCATTTTCGGGCCGGGTGAATGGTGCGGTGAGATGATCAAGCCAGGTGGGCTCATCGATTTCGATGTCGTCGTTGACGAACACAAGGATTTTGTTGTTGGCGCGGGCCGCACCGTCATTGCAGTTCTCTGCGTAGGTGCCGTTCTCGATGACGAGTAGTTCGTCGGTGGGCCGCATGGTCGCCTCAATGTTTTGGACGCATCGGGCGAGCATTTCGGGCTGATAGTTGATGGTGGGGACGATGATGCTGCATTTCACCCGCCGGATTTTACTGGTACGGGTCGTAGATGGCGGGTTCTGCGACGAGTTGGGACCATTTGTGGGCAAGTTCGGTGTCTGTGAGTGCCCCTCCTTGCCGCCAATGTGCGCCTTGACCTTGATCGAGACTGGTCGCATCGTATACAGCTTTCCCGTTTCGGAGTTTGCGGGTCATTTGTTCAAGGGAACGGTATTGGATGTGCCGGATTTGGAGTCCGTCGATCGTTTCGCCGGGCACATGGTCAACACCGTGGTTTCCTTCGTGGATGTGCGGGTCGGGGACGGCACGAAACACGATTTTGGGGTATGGTTGCGGGTTTGGGCGCCGCCAAGCGAACCTTCGGTACGGATCCGGGTTGTCGGGCATGTCGATACGGGGCAGATAGTCCCAACATTGGATTCTGACGGTGCTGACAGTGTCAGGCAACGTTTTGAGGTAGCTGCCGATGGTGTGTTCGGGATGCCAGATGAGTTCGTCGGCGTCGAATGGGATGATCCAAGTCGCACCTTGCTGATAAGCGAGTTTCGCAAGGTTGGTCATTTTACGGCCGTGATAATGCCCATATTCGGTGTCTTCTAAGATTTGGCACCAAGGAGCATGTTGTTCGAGTATTTCTCCGGTACGGTCGGTAGATAGATTGTTCGCGACGATAACATTGTCGATTTGTTGGGTGCGTAGCCATGTGAGGGTCGCCCCGATGATGTCTTCTTCGTTTTTGACGAGGCTGATTGCGGTGATCATGTGCCCCCCCAGGGGTTCGAACCCTGACGCTTCGGATTAAAAGTCCGCTACTCTGCCAGTTGAGTTAGAGGGGCTGGATAGTTAGCGGATCTGTTTGGCTGGGACCCCAACCCAGGTTGTTCCGGGCGGGATTGTGCGGGTGGGGAGAACAACTGCGCCAGCTCCGATGGTTGTGTCATCGCCGATGGTGACCCGGTCGCAGATGGTGGCGCCAGCACCGATGAGGACACGGTCACCGATGCGGACATCTCCGCAGATTGTGGCGGCCGGCCCGATGGTGCAATGTTCCCCGACAGTGGTGCGGGTCATGGTGACCGCATAGTTCACATGGGTGCCCGCCCCGATGGAACATTCGGGGCCGATGAACGTGTCGGGGTGGATCCACGCATTGTCGAGAACGTCGATTTGTTTGGAGATTCGGGCTCTGAGCTGCGGGTCGTTTACCCCGATGATGAGAGCTTGCCCATCGTCGGTGTATTGGTCGTGGTGGGGGACATGCCGGGAGAACATGTAGGTGTGGGCGATGTCTGTGGCGTGGGATCCGGCACCGATCAAAGTTGCCATTTCGCGCCTCTCTGATCGCCGATGTGCGCCACCCAGGTTTGTTGATCGTTGGGGTGGCCCCACGATCCGAACATGTAGCCGCCGGCGAGCAGTTTGCGGGTCATGCCGGCTTCGTTGTCGGGATCCCAGCCGAGCTGGCAGATATCAGCGGGGATCAACGACGGGTTGAGGGAAAACAGGGCGTCGTATTCGGTCCATGTGTCATGTTGGGTGATGTTGGCGGATTGTTCGCAGAGGGTGGCGAGAACACATCCGTGGCGTGTCTCGTCAGGGTTGATGTTGAGGGGCCGCCGCCGGTAACACATTTGGGAGATGTGGGTGTGTTGGTCGAGAGTTTCGATGCTGGCGGCGAGGGGTGGGGTGGCGGTGAGCAGCATGTCTTCTTCGAGCCAGAAGACGAAGTCGCTGTCGGATTCGGTGACGAGATCAAATCCGGTTTGGACGGCTGCGGCCATCCCCCGGTTCTCCGAGTGGTGTTCGATCCGCCATTCGGGGTAGCAGCGGTCCAGTTCGAGGTGTACCTCAGGGTTGCCGCTGTCATCGACCATGAGGAAATGGGCGAATTCGTGGAGGGGCAGGTAGGTTTCGGCGGCGCGGATCGTCTGGTGGAGATAGTCGAGCCGGCCGTTGCCGATCACACAGAGGGCGAGAGTCAAATCAGTTCCACTCCGAGTAGTTCCATCCGTTTCTGGAAGGTCGCCCGGTCTGTTTCGGCGTGGGATTCGCCGAGCTGGTAGGTCGGGTCGGATGGTTGCCCAGTCCAGTACGGGTGGAGATGTTCGATGATCGCGTCGGGGCAGTGTTGCCAGGCGCCTCGCATTTTGGCGGTGATGACCAGTTCGTCGTCGCAGTACCAGTGCCGGTAGCCTTCGTGGATGGCTTTACCTGGTTGATCCCAGGTGCCATGTTGGAGGATGTATTCGCGGCGGATCAACGGATGGCAGGTGTGTTCCCCGGCGATGACGCGAGGGTTCCCGAGGTCGTTGGTGCCGATCACCCCAATCTGCGTGTTTTGGCGGGCGATCAAAGTCGCTTGCCACCAACCCTGGTGGAATCGGATGTCGTCGGCGCCGCACAGATACCAGTTCGCGTTGATCTGTTCGACCGCAACGTTGATTTTCTGCGGCCAGGTCGTCGCATCCACAACCGGGATGTTACGGACGAACAGATGCCGGTTCTTATGCTGGTTGCGGTGAATCTCTAACGTTTCGTCGATATCATCGAGCTGGTGGACGAACACTAGCCAGCCGGGGGTTTTCGACTCGATGAACGATTCGATGAGCGGCTCGACGTTTTGGGGCCGGCCGAGAACTGGGATGATCGTCGCCAAGTTCACCTCATAGTGGCGTCGCATCAGGCCGCATCACCCGACTTGTCGCCTTCCGCAGCGTAGAGGGCACGCATCTGAGCGAGGGCCCGCGCCCGTGACGGGTGGGTGCCATGAACCCGGCCGCCAGCCCCTTTCTTTTTCACCACATACTGCCCGGCGCGTTTCACGATCTCGTACGGCATCTCATTGTCCTTCCTGCGTGTCGATCGCCGCGAGCCTGGCCCGCAGATACGACATCCGTTCGGCACGTTCCTCGTCGCTCATCGCCTGCCCGTGAGCGACATTCGCTGTCGATTGCCCCGATGCTAGACGCCCAATCCTGTGCAACGTCTCCGCAGCCGACGCCAACCGTTGAGCATCTAACGGTGACGACACCACCAGACCCGCCAGGCCCCCCTCAACCTGCTCGATCAACCCCAACACTGTCCTAAACGCCGCCGGCGCCAAATCATCCGTCTGCGACACCACCCGCCGGATCGCCAACTCCCGCTCACGACGCTCCGCAGCTTTCCGGCGCCGCACCTCCAACGACCGTTCCAACCCACGCCGACGCGCCTCATCATCCAACGGCATACCACACCCCCCAAACGTGGAGCTGTCGGGAATCGAACCCGAGTCCCCGACCAGTCCGACAAGCGGTTCTCCAGCCGGATCGAACCCTCGCAGCCCCAAAACCACCAAACACCCAACCACCAACCCTCAAAAACGACA